TATCAGAAGCGGTAAGCAGAATAGAAGGCAAGATACAATAACGTGTGCTATGTTTGGAAAAACAAACAAACTATGTACAAGATACTAAAACCTATATTATTACGCTTCCTTTCAACGACAGGATGCAAAAGATTAATTGTAGATTTATTAAGGTCAATTTGTAAGCAGACCTCGAACACATTGGATGACCGTGCTGTAGACCTGCTTGAACAACAGTTGTTTCCCAAATTAAACTGATGGCTAAAGATAAATTTCTCAACATCGAAATAGAAGAGCCACCTGTAGAGTTGCAGTTATCTGTAGAGATGCGTATTAGAGAAGTTTTAAAAAGCGATGATTACGATGGCGTAAAAAGATATTGCACACATTTAATTAGACATCAAATGAAACAAGATGTTTTTCTTGCTGGTTTGTTAGGCAGAGTAATAGAACTAGAAGCAATGCTTACTAAAAAACAAATAAGAGAAGAGCGTAGAACTATGGACAGAATAAAAAAATTCTTTCATAATTAAAACAAAAGGAAATTATTATGCCAAAAGGAAAAGGAACATACGGTACAAAAAAAGGTAGGCCACCAAAGAAGTAAGCAGTGGCGGTGGCCTAGTGGCTCTAGTTCTCTACCCCAACTCTAGAGCCTAGCCCCAGAGTGATAAATGGTCTGTGTCATTCTGGGGCTACTTCAGAATGGAATATCGTTGTCGTTACCTTTATAAGATGGTGGTATATCTTTGCGATTAGCTTGG